GTGACCGTCCTCATAGGAGAAAACTATCATGGCAAATGAAAGCACTGCCTACGGTCTTCGTCCTATCGGGCTAGTTGGAAGCGCTGTTAACTCCACTGGAGTGACGCAGTATGAAATTGCTTCTGACAACACCAATGCTATCTTCCAGTATGGTATTTGCGTTCCGCTTGCCGCGGGCGTTATTACTTTTGCTGGTGCTACAGATGGGGGTACTACCCAAGCACTCGGTGTCCTGATGGGCGTTGAATATCAAGACTCGGTTTCAAAAAAGCCGGTCTTCCTTAACTACTGGCCCGGTTCGGGCAGCGTAAGCGTTGACACCAACTATCCGGTGAAGGCGTTTGTTGCTGACAACCCGAATCAGCTTTTCAAGGTCGCTTCCGACGCAACCCTGACCGACCGAGCAACGGGTTTGGCGACGGTATTCGCTAATGCTTCGCTTGGTACGTCTGCCCGCACGGGTAGCACGGCCACGGGTTCGTCCAACAGCGCTCTTGGCGTTTCTACGGTTGCAACCACGGCTACTCTGCCGCTTCGTATTGTTGGTATCCTCGATGACGAGGCAAACAGCGACTACACGGCTGCGGGTATTCCGTTGATTGTTCGTTTAAACGCTCACTTCAACGCCAACGCTGGTGGGTTTGCTTCGCAGACCACCGCGCTGACAACCGGCATTTAGGGAGGTTTAGATATGGCTATTTCTCGCGCACAGCTTGCGAAAGAACTAGAACCCGGCCTGAATGCTTTGTTCGGGTTGGAGTACAGTCGCTACGAGAGCGAGCATTCTGAAATCTTTGAGGAGGAGTCTTCGGACCGCGCCTTTGAGGAGGAAGTAATGCTCGGTGGTTTCGGTTCTGCGCCGACCAAAGGTGAAGGCACAGCCATCAGCTTTGACGACGCACAAGAGACCTACACTGCTCGGTACCAGCATGAGACCATTGCGCTGGCCTTCTCCCTCACGGAGGAAGCCATCGAAGACAATCTTTATGATCGTCTGGCCTCACGCTACACCAAGGCTCTGGCACGTTCGATGTCCCAGACCAAGCAGATCAAGGCGGCTGCTGTTCTCAACAACGCTTTTGATACGGCTAACCCGGTTGGTGACGGAGCGGCGCTTTGCTCCTCTGCTCATCCCAGTCTGTCGGGTAACCAGCGCAACCAGCTTACCACTGCGGCGGACCTCAATGAGACCTCGCTGGAGCAGATGCTGATTGATATCGCTGGTCTTACGGACGAGCGTGGTCTGAAGATCGCGGTTCGTGGCATGAAGCTCCTTATTCCGAAAGAGCTTCAGTTCATTGCAGAGCGTGTCATCAACTCGAACCTTCGTTCGGGCACTGCTGACAACGACACGAATGCAGTGAAGTCGATGGGCATGCTTCCGGAAGGTGCGGTGGTCAACCACTATCTCACCGATACGGATGCGTTCTTCATCAAGACGGACGCCCCGAACGGCTTCAAGCACTTCAATCGCGCTGCGATCAAAACCGGTATGGAAGGCGACTTCGACACCGGCAACATGCGGTTCAAAGCCCGGGAGCGTTACAGCTTCGGTGTTTCGGACTGGCGTTGCGTGTTTGGTACGGCGGGCGCTGCGTAAGCCCCTGCTTCCAAGAAAAATGAAGAGGGCGGCTTTCGGGTCGCCCTTTTTTTGTGCCGATATTTAGTTGGCGCTGCGCCGTTTTCTCCCGTAAAGTGTCCCCGCACTCGAATGTGGCCACCAATCAAGGTGGTCATGGTCAAAAAAAAGGAGACTGTTCGATGCCTACTCATTTTCTTAGCGGCGTTTCAAACGTGGCCAACGGTAACCCTCTTTTCGAATACGGGGCTTTGGACCCGACCAAGTACCACGTGTACTGGGATGATTTCGACACCACGCCCATCGCGGCGCAGTGGACCCTCACAGCCACGTCCGCTGGCTCGGGCACTTCAGCCATCACTGTTCCGGATGCGGACGGCGGCCTTGCTCGCATCACGACGGCTGCTAACGAAAACGACGGCATCTTTGCAGAGTGGATCAGCGAGACCTTCAAGCTCGAAGACGGCAAGGAAACCTTCCTGAAGACCCGCATCTCGGTTGGCGACGCCATCCAGAGTGATTGGATTGTTGGCCTGCACTCCTCAGACACCACACCGCAGGACGCCACATTGCGCTTCCTGTTCGAAAGCGTCGATGGGTCGGCAGCGGTGTATTTCAACAACGACGACAACACCACAGACACGGACAGCGGGACTATCCTGACGATGGAAGACGACACGTTCGTCACTCTGGCGGCATACTGGGACGGCGTCAGCAAAATCAAGGTGTACGGGAACGACAACCTCATCCAGACCCTGACCGACATGGATGTCCCGGGCGCGGAGATGGCGGTTGGCTTCGGCTACATAAACGGTGCCGCAGGTGCTGAAACCGCGGACGTGGATTACATTTTTGTCGCAAAAGAACGCGACTAGAGGAAATAGTGGGGGTGTAAAAACCCCCACTCATTTCAGTAAAGGAGAAGTTAAATGGCTTCGGATATTCTCTCGTCGTTTATAAGCGCCGCCGCAGCAGACACCGATGGGGTGTCTGCGGTTGCGGCTGTAGCTAACAATGCTAATTTGGTCCTTGGTGGCGCGTTGGCCTCTGGCGGTGCGGTTACGTTTGATGAACCCCGAAATATTACTATTCTTAGCTCTGCGGATGATTCTGGTATATCGTTTAACGTAACGGGTACGGACGAAACAGGTGCGGCGGTTGTCGTAAACGTCGCGGGCGCTGATACGGGTACTACTACGGGAACAGCCTTTTTTAGTACCATCACTCAAATAGCTGCCGTAGGGGACCCTGCGGGTAACGTAAGTGTTGGTTCGGGAACTTCTATCGCGGCAAAAATTTCTGCGGGAAGGCTGCGTTTACGAGGCCTTTATGCGGTAAACACCGCTACTGCGGGAACGGTGAGCTTCCGTCAAGAGTCGGGTACGGGCACAGCGCGTATGCAGTTTAATACGGTGGCCTCCGCAAACACCACGCAGTATCCGGACATCCCGGATGACGGTATCCTGTTTCCCGGTGGGGGATACGTAACTTACACCCAAACCACACTGTCTTCTATGACAGTTTTCTACGAAGGTTAATCTTGGCTACTACAGAAGATGTTAAAAAAACACCTTCCGGTAGGGTGCAGGCCTTTACTGGTTTGAACAAGGCCAAAGAAAAGCTCTGTTCTTGCCAAGTGGGCTGGGAAAAGCTCTGTTCTTGCCAAGAAAAGCGCGGCGAAGCGGTTTGAAAGAGAAAGTGACGTAACTAATGGCGATTTCAGGAAGCACAGATTTTGAGCTAGACGTTTCCGACTACATTGAGGAAGCGTTTGAGCGGTGCGGTCTGGAGGTTCGGACCGGATACGATCTTAAGACGGCCAAGCGGTCACTTAACCTGATGCTCGCGGAGTGGGCAAACAGGGGGTTGAACTCTTGGACAATTGCCCAGCGATCTCAAGCACTTACGGAGTCGGATGGGGAATATAATTTGGGGACAGATGTTATCGACATCCTGTCTCTTGTGCTTCGTAGGGACGGCACGGACTATTCCCTAGAGCGCTTAAGCCGCACGGGGTATCTGACTATTCCAACGAAAACAACCACAGGCCGCCCCTCTCAGTTCTTTTTGGACCGGCAACTCACCCCAAACCTGAAGGTGTGGCCCATCCCGGAAAACAGCACGGACGTAATATACTACGACGCTTTGACGCGCATGGATGACGCGGACACTTTCACGAACACGATGGATGTCCCGTTTCGACTTTATCCCTGTCTCGCGGCGGGGTTAGCCTACTATATTGCCATGAAACGTGCTCCGCAGCGCATTCAGGTTCTTAAAGCTGTTTACGACGAGGAGCTACAGCGGGCTTTTGAGGAAGACAGGGACCGAGCGTCCTTCAATGTTGAACCTTACGTTGCGTATAGATAGGGGCGGAGATGGCCAAGTTTGCAACAGGTAAAAACTCCTACGCCATCTCGGATCGCTCCGGGCAACGCTACCGCTACCGCGATATGCGCGAGGAGTGGAACGGTCTTAGAGTGGGACCGGACGAGTATGAACCAAAGCACCCGCAGCTAAGGCCGCTTCGCGCGGTTTCGGACCCGCAGGCGCTTAGAAACGCCCGCCCGGACAGGGTAGAGCCCTTGGTGGTTCCCGTGGGAGGGGGAGGTTTTCCCGACAGGGGCATTGATACGCACCTCGTTTCTAACGTGGGCTTTGTGCTAGTGGTGACAGAATGACCTACACATATGCTGAATTAAAACAAGCCATACAAGATTATACGGAGAATGACGAAACGACCTTCGTTAACAATCTTGATAACTTTATCAAAAACACCGAAGAGCGTATCCTTAAGGGGGTACAGCTTACTATTTTTAGGAAAAATTCTACGGGGGCGACCAGTTCGGGGAACCAATATTTGGGAGCTCCCACTGACTTTTTGGCCCCGTATTCCTTATCAATTTTAAACGGGTCGAACAAAGAGTTCCTTCTTTACTCTGGTT